TGTTGCTGATAATTGGTCGTGGCTATCCCCTATTATTTACGGCGTAACCGCCGCCCTGATTGCTTATTATACGGCTTTGGGTATTTACAACGGTATTCAGCTTGTAAGCAACGGAATTAAAGCAGCAGCGGCTTTCATGGAACAGGTTCATGCCGCTTCCCTTGCTATGGAAGCGGGTGCAACATTCGCAGCTACGGCGGCGCAGTATGGATTTAATGCGGCGTTGCTTGCTTGCCCTATCACATGGATCATCATTCTTATAATCGCCCTGATTGCCCTGTTCTATGCGGCAGTTGCGGCGGTAAATAAATTTGCGGGAACTTCTGTTTCTGCAACGGGTATCATTTGCGGAGTGTTTGCGGTAGCGGGTGCGTTCATTGGAAACCTGTTCGTTACCCTGATTAACTTTGTGATTGATATTTTCGTTGTGCTTTGGAACTTCATTGCGGCATTTGCGAACTTCTTTGCAAATGTGTTCAATGACCCCGTGGCGGCAATCGCCCGGTTGTTCTTTGATTTGGTTGATACAATCCTTTCCCTGTTGCAGTCTTTAGCAAGTGCGATTGATACAATTTTCGGTTCAAATCTTGCGGGTGCTGTTTCCGGGTGGCGTGATTCCCTTGGTGGTTGGGTGGATTCCACCTTTGGCAAGGGAACGGAAGTCATGGCGAAAGTCAACGCTTCTGATTATCACCTTGACCGCTTTGAATATTCCGGGGCGTGGGATGCAGGGTATAGCTTCGGTGAAGGTATTGAAGATACCATTTCCAACTTTGACCCGTCCAGCCTGTTCAACACAAACATTCCTTCCGCAAGTGATTATGCCGATTTGAGCAACTACACGGGTTCTATCGGTGACGGTGTGGGCGATATTGCCGACAACACGGGTTCTATCAAGGATTCGTTGGACATTACGGAAGAAGATTTGAAATATCTTCGTGATATTGCTGAACAGGAAGCAATCAACAGATTTACAACGGCTGAAATCACCATTGAACAGACCAATAACAACAATGTTTCGGGTTCTATGGACTTGGACGGTGTTGTTTCCGGGCTGACCGATGCGGTGAATGAAGCGGTTGATATTATCACGGAAGGGGTGCATGAATAATGAGTAAAAACGGATATGACTTTTATCTTGGATTGTGCTTGTTACCAATCACCCCCGACAAGTTGACCGTGAAAATCAACAATGCCAATTCAACCCTTACCCTGATTGATGAAGGGCAGATTAACATTCTGAAAAAGGCTGAATTGACGGATGTTGAATTTGAATGCAGGATTCCACAAACCAAATATCCGTTTGCAAAATATAAAGCTGGATTTTTAGGGGCTTCTTTCTTCCTTTCTTATTTTGAAAATTTGAAAACGAGTAAGAAGCCCTTCCAGTTTATTGTTTCAAGAATGAAGCCCAGCGGTGGAATTCTTTTTGCAACGAACATGAAGGTATCAATGGAAGATTACAAAATCACGGAACAGGCAAAGGAAGGCTTTGATTTGATTGTGAAAATCAAGTTGAAGCAGTATCGGGAATACAGTACAAAAACGGTGAATATCAAAATCGCCGCTTCCAAACCGAAAGCCGTTGTGCAGCCCACAAGGTCAACAGAATCAAAGCCGGAAAGTAAAAGCTATAAGGTGGGTGACATTGTGAATTTTCATGGTGGAACACACTATTACAGTTCTTATCCGGGGGCGAAAGGCTATTCAGCAAGAGCCGGAAAAGCAAGAATTACCATTGCGAACGGTTCAGGCAAAGCCCACCCGTGGCACTTGATACACACGGATTCAAGTTCAAATGTCTATGGTTGGGTGGATGAAGGAACATTTGATTAAGGGGGTGCTGATTTGGATGTAGAACTTTTAATTGCTGACCCTTCCGGCGAAAAGGCGTATTTGCCAATCACGGAAGAAGGAATTGAATGGAGTACGGAAAGAAGAAGCACACCCGGCAAGCTAACCTTCAAAATCGTAAAAGACAGCATAATCAATTTTCAAGAGGGTGCAGCCGTTCGCCTAAAGGTGGACGGTAAGCCCGTTTTTTTCGGGTTCGTATTCAGTAAGAAGCGGGATTCAGATGGAGAAGCATCCTTTGGTGGTATTTGTCACGAAGCGGCATGAGTACGCTGTGC